CTTCAGACAGCAACAGCACTGTTTATCAATGTAATTATGGATCTCCATATTATGCAATTTCATCTGGCAACGCAGATGCTAATGGTTATGGAAATTTTGAATATGCGGTCCCATCGGGTTATTTTGCACTATGTACTAAAAACTTAGCGGAGTTTGGATAATGGCTTATACAACTATAGATAAATCTACAGATTATTTTAATACTAAACTTTACACAGGTACAGGTGCATCAAGTCAAGCTCAAACAGGAGTTGGTTTTAAACCTGATTTTGTATGGATTAAATCTAGAAGCAGTAGTGAAGGTCATGTTTTTACAGATATAGTTAGAGGTGTAACAAAATATTTAATAAGTAATACCACTTCTGCACAGGTTACAAATACAGATACACTTAAAAGTTTTGATAGTGATGGTTATACTATTGGTCCAGCAGGAGTTACAGGGGGTAATGGTGTAACCTTTGCATCTATGAACTGGAAAGCAGGAACAACTGGTTCAGGAACAACTGGTGGTTCAGGAACAGGAAAACCATATTCTTATTCTGTAAATACAACAAGTGGTTTTTCAATAGTTACCTATACTGGAAATGGAAGTGCTGGACATACGATACCACACGGTTTAGGTGTAGCACCAAAATTTATAATAGTAAAATCATATAGTGATACTTATAATTGGACTGTTTATTATGGCGACCCAACAGATTATTTAGTTTTAAATGCTACAGATACAACAACAGATAGTGTTGAAGTTTGGAATGATACTGCACCTAGCTCTACTGTTTTTACAGTAGGAAATAGAAATAGTACAAATCAAAACTCATCAACTTTTGTAGCTTACTGTTTTTCAGAAATACAGGGTTTTTCAAAAATAGGTTCATACCAGGGAAACGCAAATGCAGATGGTACTTTCGTTAATTTGGGTTTCAGGCCAGCTTTTTTAGTGGTAAAAAATACACAACTAGCAGATAACTGGTCAATGTTTAATAGTAAAGCTTTAGGTTATAATACTTACAATCACATCATGTACCCTGATTTAGCTAATACAGAAAGTAATGGTTTACCAATAGATTTTTTAGCAAATGGTTTTAAATGGAGAACAGCTGCAGGTATGGCTAATGGTAATAATCAAAAACTTATTTACATGGCGTTCGCTGCCAATCCATTCGTAACGTCAACTGGTGTACCAACAACAGCTAATTAGTTATACAAAGTTAAATTTATCTAAATAATTTGATATCCAAGTTAAAATGGACAACTTCCTTACCTAAATAGCTTGTGGTATAATTCATCATGCCTTTAGCAAAAGTAAATATAGCACCAGGTTTTGATAAACAATCTACACCAGCAGACGCAGAAGGTCGTTGGGTGGATGGTGACAATGTACGTTTTAGATATGGTGAGCCAGAAAAGATAGGTGGTTGGTCTGCTTTATGTAACGACAAAATAGTTGGAGCTGCAAGACAACAACACGTGTGGTCAGATACCACTGGCAAAAGATACGCAGCAATAGGCACAAATAAAGTTTTAATAATTTATTACGAAGGTGTTCTTTATGATATAACGCCTTTAGAAACAGACAATTTTTCTACTGGTGCAAACATTACAACGACTAACGGATCAGCGACAGTAACAATAACGACTAGCGGTTCACATAACCTAGAGGTAGGTGAACTAACTACCTTTGCTAATGCAGGATCTTTTAATGCAGGGCAAACAGGTTATACAGCTGCAAGTTTTGATAATTTAGTTTTTGAAGTACAAACAACGCCTTCATCTACAACATTTACAATTTTAATGCCCTCAGTTGAGTCAGGTTCAGGAACAACGACCAACGGAACACTAGATGTTAATCCTTATCAACCCGTAGGACCTTTAAATCAAACTTATGGATATGGTTGGGGTACTTATTTATTTGGCGGAAGAACCATCACTCAAACGACAACAACAATAAATAACAGCGGTGTCATGTTAGTAGGCGCTACCAGTGTAGTTCTTACATCTACATCTTCATTTCCAGCAACGGGTTCAATAAGAATTGGATCTGAAGACATGTCTTACACTGGAAATAACACAGGTACAAAAACATTGAGTGGAATTACTAGAGGTATTAACGGAACAACTGCTGCTGAACATGCTAATGGAGCAACAGTAACTGACATATCTAGTTACATTGGATGGGGTGATGCTTCATCTTCAAGCACAGTAACTATTGATCCTGCAATTTGGTCTATGGATAATTTTGGTGATATTTTAATAGCAACAATTCATAATGGAAAAACCTACACTTGGAATCCAACAGGAGGTTTAAACACAAGAGCTGTGGTAGGAACTGGAATGCCAACAGCATCAGTAATGACTATAGTATCAGACAGAGACAGGCATTTGTTTCACTTAGGAACAGAAACTACAATTGGTACTACAACTACACAAGATAAAATGTTTATAAGATTTTCTGATCAAGAAAGTTTAACTGACTATCAACCCACTTCAATAAATACTGCTGGCACATTTAGACTAGATGATGGCACAAGAATAGTTGGAGCTATTAAAGGTAAAGATTATATTTTAGTTTTAACAGATACCGCTGCATACGAAATGCAATTCGTAGGTCCTCCTTTTACTTTCTCAATAAGAAAAGTTGGTTCTAATAATGGATTGATAGGGCAGAATGCAGGAGTGTTTGCAAATGGTGCTGTTTATTGGATGGGTAAAACAGGAGGATTCTATGTTTACGATGGTACTGTAAAATCATTACCTTGTTTAGTAGAAGATTTTGTATTTACAACTGATGGTAATAACCCAGGCATTAATTATAATTCAGGACAATTAGTTTTTGGAGGTATAAATGAATTATACTCTGAGATAAATTGGTTCTATTGTTCTTCAGGCTCTACAGTGGTTAATAAAGTTGTAACTTATAATTTTGACGAACAAGTTTGGACAACAGGAACTTTAGATAGAACCACTTGGGTTGGATCTACAGTATACGAACAACCTTACGCTACAGATTTTAATTCTTCAGATACACCAACTTTCCCAGTAGTAAATGGTGTTACTAACGGAGCATCTATTTACTATGAACATGAAGTAGGTGTTAATCAATTAAACGGAGATGGATCTTCAACAGCAATAGCATCTTTTATAAAATCAGGAGAATTTGATTTAAATGGTAATGCAGGTGTACCAGGAGATGGTGAATTCTTAATGAGTATTAAAAGATTTTTACCAGACTTTAAACGTATAAGTGGTAATGCAAAAGTAACTATATTTTTAAATGAATTTCCACAAGGGACATCGGCCGTCTCAAGTCCATTAGGTCCCTTTACAATTAATTCTAGTACATCTAAAGTAGACACAAGGGCTAGGGGTAGATTAGCTGCAGTTCAAATTGAAAACGAAAACTTAGATGAGAGCTGGAGATATGGTACATTTAGATTTGATGTAAGAGTTGATGGAAGAAGATAATGGCTAAAATTACTATTTTAATACCTGAACCAACACCAACATACACACAAGAAAACCAAAGACAAATAGCTCAGTCTTTACAAACATTAAAAGATAAGTTAAACACATCTTATCAAGAAGAGTTAAAACAAGAAGTTGAAAGGTTTACTTGGTTCAATGGCTAATACATATAAAAAAATAAACACAGATTTAATATCTAATACCGAACAAAGTGTTTATACGGTTCCATCTAATTCAAGAGCAATTATAAAATCTATTCATGTTTATAACGAAGGTGCAGGAAATGCAGTTATTACAATTAAAATTACTTCAGGGTCTACTTATTTTTATAGCAAAAAAACTGTTGCAGCAGATGCTACTCAAGAATTTCTTGTTAATATATTGGTGTTACAAGAAAATGATATTTTAAAAATGTTATCAGATATTACTGGACCAGATGTCACCATTAGTTTATTAGAAATAAGTAGATCAGATCAAAATGGCTAAGAAAAAAGGTAATTTATATGGTGTATCTAACTACCATAAAAAAACACCTAAAAAACGTAAAGGTAGACTTTCCAAAAAAGTAGGACCGAAAGCTAGAAGACGTAAGAAATATGTTGGACAGGGACATTAATATATTGTAATTAAATATAATGACCGTATATCAAAAAATTAAATGTAAGACCAATACAGTTTATAGAAGCATCAAAACAGGAAAGAAATACAACAGCGAGAAGGAATTTTTAGAAGAAAATCCTAAAGAAGATCTAGCCACAGATGTAGTGGTTGAAGTACCTGATCTTCCTATGTTTGGTAGTACCCAATGAATCCAGCAGGCGCAACAGAACTACAGCTTGGTTTTTTACAAAAACATTTACCTAAAGACTTATTAGATAAGTTTCAAATATGTACTTCGGTACCACATAAGATTCCTTTGTCTAAAGATAAAATAAATATACTTTGGCAAAAGATGGCACCTGATCAGCCACACTTTCAAGAATTTTTTAAAGACCCTGAAAAAATTAAACAAT